AAGGCTCAGTCACACAGAACTCTGTACATCCCACTTCCTGGAGATACAGATCAAAACAAGGTTGAGTTTAAGATGGAACCAATTGAGAATGGTATTCAAGATGGTTCATTTAAGGAGTACCGCAAGCAAAATCGTGACGATATTCTTGTTGCTCATCAGGTCCCAATTTCTAAACTTGGTGGTACAGATTCAGCAGCTATTGCAGCCTCTATTGCACAAGATCGTACATTCAAGGAACAAGTTTCACGTCCTGCACAGGGTCATCTAAATAAGGTTATTAGCAAAATCATCAAGGAAAAGACAGACATTCTTGAGTTAAGATTTAATGAGCTTACACTCACAGATGAAATTACTCAGTCACAGATCCTTGAACGTTATGTTAAGACTCAGGTAATGATGCCAAATGAGGCTCGTGAAGCAATTGGACTTCCTCAACATCCAGATGGAGATACTCCATTTATCATGTCTCCAAGACAAGCAACAGATGCTGCTGCAAATCTTGCGGGGAATAGACAAAGAGATTCAGAAAGAACCAATAGCCAATCTGATGGTACTGCAACTACAACAGGACGCAATCCACAGGGTGAAGGCAGAGCGTCTCAATAATTGAGAAAAGCATAAAAAGGTTTGGTATAATAGAATCGTCATGAATATAAATAAAGCACATTGGACAACTAATGGCGACAACGTTCGTCTATCTATGCCTCTCACAAAGGTTGATGAAGGACGTAGAATTGTCTCTGGTTTTGCATCTTTGGATAACCTAGATAAGCAAGACGACATTGTAACTACTGAAGCTTCTATGGATGCTTTTGCTAAGTTCCGTGGAAATATCAGAGAGATGCACCAGCCATCTGCAATTGGTAAGATGGTTTCATTTAAAGAAGAAAAGTATTTTGATCCAGAAACAAAGAAGTTCTATAAGGGCGTATTTGTTTCAGCTTACATTTCAAAGGGTGCACAAGATGCCTGGGAAAAGGTTCTAGACGGAACTTATACTGGTTTTTCTATTGGGGGACGAATGAATAAGTGGGACGATGGTTATGACGAAAAGGCAGATAAGCCAATTAGAATTATTAAAGAATATGATTTGATAGAGTTGAGTCTTGTTGATTCCCCTGCTAATCAGTTTGCAAATATTATGTCAGTTGAAAAAGTTGACGGTGTAGATACTATCACAGGATCATCAGCAAACACAATTGTTGAAAATGTATTCTGGGATTCAGAGTCTGGCATTGTTACTATTTCTGAGAACGAAACAGAAGTAAGCCCAGTATCTGGTGAAGAAATGAAAAACATTGGATTTGTTGAAAAGAATGATTCAGAAAAAACCACAATGATAAAGTTCTTAGTTGATAGTGCAAAAGGCATTAGAACAATTAAGATAGCAAAGGAGGATAATCCTATGACAGAAAATACAGAAGTAGTTGCAGAAGCAGCTCCAGAAGTTAATGAAGTTGAGGTTGCTCCAGAGGCTCCAGCGGAGATTGTAGCAGAAGCACCAGAGGTTCCAGCAGAAGCTGTAACTGAAAAGTCAGACGTTGCAGTTGAAGAGGGTAGTGCTCCTTCTATTGAAGAAGTAACAGAGAAATCTGATGAAGCAATTGTTGAGGTTGCGTCAGCAACAGCAGAAGTTGCCAAAGCAGTTTCTGAAATTCAGAACTCTGTAACTAATGCCTTGAGCGATCTTGCAGCAACAGTAAAGGCTATGCAAGCCAATGTTGATGCAATTACAAAGTCTCTTGAATCCGTAACAGAAGAAGTTAAGGAAGTTAAGGGAAGCTTTAATGAGTTTGGAAAGACCGTAGATGCCGTAGTTGCAGATACCGCTTTCCGCAAGTCTGGCGATCTCGGCGAGATTGTACAGGAATCACCTAGCGTGATTCAGAAATCCCTATGGGGCGGACGTTTCCTCAAAAATTCCGACCTATTTAACTAAAACAAAATCACTAGGAGGTGAACAATATGTCAGAAACAACAAACACAGATCTTCAGAAGTCTTTTTCTCACCCAACTGGTGACGGCGTTGCCGTATCAGGTGGAATCGGAGGTGCAGTAGCACGAGGACCAGCTGGAAATCTTTCTCCAACAGATGTAATGGGTAACATTGCAACTGCAAACTTTGGAGATTTTTCTGGACCAAACGCAGTAAACCCATCTGGAACTCCAGGCGGTATTCTACTACCAGAGCAAGCTCGTCGCTTCATTGATTACGTATGGGATGCAACTGTACTAGCTCAAGATGGCCGTAGAGTTACAATGCGTGCAAATACAATGGAACTTGAGAAGGTTAACGTTGGAGAGCGTGTCATCCGTGCAGCAGCACAGGCACAACCTACATTTTCAAATGCAGGTGCAGTATTCTCTAAGGTTGAACTTACAACCAAGAAGATTCGTCTAGACTGGGAAGTTTCAACAGAAGCACTTGAAGATAATATTGAAGGCGGAGCATTGGAAGATCATCTAGTTCGCTTGATGACAAATGCATTTGCTAACGACATTGAAGACCTAGCCATTAACGGCGACGGTGCAACAGGCGATTTCCTTTCAATCATGCAAGGTTTCGTTTCAAAGGTTAAGGCATCTGGTTCAGGTGCAAACGAGTCAATCGTAACCGTAGCAAACAACGCATGGACAACAGATGTAATGCAGAATATTATTCTTGCAATGCCACGTAAGTACCGTGCAATCAAGTCTAACCTAAAGTTCTACGCAGGTACAGATGCATTCCAGGGAATCATCAAGAACAACGGTACACTTGCAGACGCAGTTGCAGAAGCATTTGCTAACCGCCCAGCAGGTACACCAGCAAATCGTCAGGCATACCTTGATGGTACAGCTCAGACATTTGGTGGAGCACGTACAACACGTGTTCTTGGTGTTGACGTCCAGGAAGTTCCATACTACCCAGCAGGCTATGTAGATCTTACATTCCCTTCAAACCGTGTATGGGGATTCCAGAGAGATATCACTGTAAACCGTACTTACCAGCCAAAGAAAGATACAATTGAATACACAGTATTCGTTCGTTTCGGTCTTCAATGGGAAGAGCTTGATGCAGTTGCTTACGCAGACGCAGCAGCAGATTCATAATCTCTGATTATATGACGAGGAGGGTAGAGAAATCTGCCCTCCTTTGTCATATTCTGATATAATAGCAGTGGAGGTCAATCATGTCATTAGTAGAAGAATTAACAAAGAAAACTGTCTTTGAATTAAGATCATACGCAAAGAAGAACAATATTGACCTATTTGGGGTAAGCAAAAAAAATGATATTTTAGAAGTAATATTTAGCTTTGTACCAAGAGAACCAAGCAGCATGGTAATTCAGACAGATGCATCCAAAGAAAAGGTTGCAATATATTCATTGCGTAACCTTAGCTGGATTGGTGTCGGTACTTTGACTGAGGGGTATAACATAGTTACTAAGGAGGATGCTGATAAATGGATAACAAACAAGTCTGTACGTACAGCTACTCCAGAAGAAGTAAAGAGAGCATACGGTAAATAATGGAAATCTTAAGAATACCACCATACCCAATTGTAGCCACTTGGACTTTGCCAACAGCAAATTATAGCTACAAGGTTTCTGTTGAGGATCTTGTTGATCACTCTGTAGAAGAGAGTACGCTTGTTTCTAATGCACAAGGAGTGGTTACATATTCAATTCCACTAGCCAAGCTTGAGTATGATAGAAAATTTTTTATTAAGTTTTACGATACAGCACGAGTACGTGTAATCTATGAAGAAAATTTAGACATAATTAGACCATATGTAAACCCATCTACACTTGGAACAACAGCATCAGAAATTGCAGAGTACAAAATGCTTGAGCTTGTTTCAAGATCAATTATTGATTCTCAGGTAGTTGATGGTTTTTATAATGAAAAACATATTGTACAGGCCTCTGGACTAGGATCAGACTACTTCCCAATCTGGGAAAATTTAAATAAAGTCTTAAAGGTTTATGAAAACAATGAGCTTGTATATGATGTTGCTGATGCAACGGTGGGAGATTATGATTATAAGGTTACCCTTGACAATTCAGCCATACAAAGAGTTGAGGTAGATAGATATAACCGTGCAGAAGCCAAGCCAATCACACTTCCAGTTTCTCCTGGAAACCTAGCTTTTTATGGGTATGCTGGAGTAGCATTTCCAAATGGATATGACTATACATTAGTCCTTGATATAGGATATAAGGCTGTGCCAGCAGATATTGAGTATGCAACCAAGCTATTGATTGATGATTTAAAGTGCGGAAAACTAGATTATTACAAAAGATATGTGACATCATACAACACTGATCAATTTAAGATTCAGTTTGATAAGATGATGTTTGACGGTACTGGTAATATGATTGTTGATAAAATCCTTGAAAAGTACAAGAAGAATATAACTAAAATAGGTTTAATTTGATGCAATGCGAAACAACAGACTTTATCTACCCAATGCTTGCGGACATATACTATCCTGTCGTTGAACAGGGTGCATATGGCAATGTAAAAAAGCAATGGATTCTTGATAGATCTGTAGCCTGTAATTTTGCTCCTTCTGGCACTTCAGGCAAAGAAGAAGTAACTCCAAATGTAAATATAACAAAAGAAAATATTTTGGTTGGAAGAACAAAAACAGACCCTAGAGTAAGCTCAAGCAATGCGAGAAACTCAGTAACTAATGTTTTGATAACAAACATAAGAACAGCAACAGAAGAGTCTGTCTATCTAGAAACCTCTGGGCAGAGAGATGGAAGATCAACAATTTATGAAATTGGAACTAACGAAGCAATAGTTGGACCTTTTGGTAATATTGAGTATTACAGAATTGTCCTAAGACGCTCAGAGAACCAGGCAAGTGATCTATAATGAGAGTCATAATGAATGATAAGATGTTTAAGAAAGAAATGAAAAACATAATTGACTACTCTATTGGTTTTTTAGAGGGCGCACAAGTAGGAAAAACACAATTTTTAAATAATATGGGTGTAATGACAAAAGAATTATTAGAACAATACATAGACTCAAATGCCAGGGTAAATCCAAAAGCACTACACCATATTTATGAATGGTATAAAGTGGGAAGTCCTGATGCACGTCTATACAACATAAACTACACTATAAGCAACCTTGGCCTTTCGTTTGTGTCAACCATGAAGCAATCAACATCAGTTAAAGATGGCTCATCAGTACCTTTTTATAACAAGGCTAAAATAATGGAAGAAGGAACTCCAGTAACCATCAAACCAAAGAAGGCAAGCGTCTTGGTTTTTGAAGATGGTGGAGACACAATCTTCACTAAAGGCAAGGTTGTAGTAGCAAATCCTGGTGGAACTCAGGTTGAAGGATCTTTTGAAAAGATAGTTGATTCATTTTTTAATAGATACTTTACACAAGCATTTTTAAAAACAAGCGGAGTGCAAGCATACTTATCCAACCCAGTTGTCTACTCAAGAAATCTAAAAGCAGGCAAATCTTCTGGAAGATCAAAGGG